GGCTGCGGAAATGGAGCCGATTGAGGTTGAGATTGTCGATCCGGAAGAGGTCCGGATTGGCGTAGACGGGATGATGATTGAACTGTCGAAGGAAGAGCCCCGTGCCGAAGGGTTTGACGACAACCTCGCGGAGTACATGAATGAAAATGAACTTCAGTCTCTTGCGGGAGATTTGATCGGTCATTATGAGCAGGACCTCTCTAGCCGTAAGGACTGGCTCGACACCTACATCAAGGGCCTAAAGATTCTCGGTATTAGATATGAGGAAAGGACGGAGCCGTGGCCGGGTGCGTGCGGTGTATTCCACCCCCTCCTGATGGAGTCGGCGGTTAAGTTCCAGTCCGAGACGATTATGGAGACCTTCCCTGCGATGGGGCCGGTCAAGACCAAGATTATCGGCAAAGAAACGCCGGAGAAGAAAGACGCTGCTATTCGTGTCGCGGATGACATGAATTACAAACTGACTGAGCAGATGCCTGAGTATCGCCCAGAACATGAGCGTCTGCTCCTCTCGCTCGCCCTTGCAGGTAACGCGTTTAAGAAGGTGTATTTTGATCCTTCTTTGAATCGTCAGACTGCGGTGTATATCCCGGCGGAAGATATCGTAGTCCCGTACGGTGCGCCGAACCTTGAGACTTCGGACCGTGTTACGCACCGGATGCGTAAGACAAAGAATGAACTTCGCAAGCTGCAATATGCCGGGTTCTATCGTGATGTGGACTTGGGCGATCCGGTTCGCACGATGGACGAAGTGGAGAAGCAGAAGGCTGAGGATCAAGGCTTCAGTGCCTCGATGGATGACCGGTTCCAGCTTCTTGAAATGCATGTGAACCTTGATTTGCCGGGTTATCCGGATGTCGATGAGGATAATAACGAGACAGGGATCGCCCTGCCGTATGTGGTAACGATTGAGAAAGGGACCGGAACGGTCTTAGCAATTAGAAGGAATTGGCGAGAAGATGACAAACTCAAAGCCCGCCGACAGCACTTTGTTCATTATGGTTACATCCCCGGATTCGGGTTCTACTACTTTGGTCTCATCCACCTTATCGGTGGGCACTCTAAGGCTGCTACATCACTTCTTAGGCAGCTTATCGACGCAGGAACCCTCAGCAACTTACCGGGTGGTCTCAAGTCACGCGGGCTTAGAATTAAGGGAGACGATACGCCTATTGCTCCCGGAGAGTTCCGCGACGTAGATATTCCGTCAGGCGCAATCCGCGACAACATCCTGCCGCTCCCGTACAAGGAGCCGAGCCAGACTCTTGCGATGTTGATGGACAAGGTGGTCGAGGAAGGACGCCGCTTCGCTGCGGTGTCGGATCTCAAGATCTCGGACATGTCGAATCAGGCCCCGGTGGGCACGACGCTTGCGATTTTGGAGCGCGTGCTGAAGGTTATGTCTGCTGTACAGGCTCGCGTGTACTACGCGATGAAGCAGGAGTTCAAACTCCTTGCGGGCATTATCCGAGACAACACTCCGGATGAGTACAGCTACGAGCCTGAAGTTGGTAATCGCAAAGCTAAAAAGGCTGACTACGATGACGTAGATGTCATCCCGGTATCGGACCCGAACGCGGCAACGATGTCGCAGAAGGTGGTGCAGTATCAGGCTGTGATGCAGTTGGCCCAGCAGTCGCCGCAGCTTTACAACATGCCATATTTGCACCGGCAGATGATCGAGGTGCTAGGTATTCGCAACGCCGACAAGATCGTGCCGATGCCGGACGATCAGAAGCCGCGTGACCCCGTGACCGAGAATATGGATGCCATGACGGGTAAGCCGCTCAAGGCGTTCTTGTACCAAGATCACGAGGCGCACATCCAAGTGCATATGGCCTTTGGACAAGACCCGAAGATGGCGCAGATGATTGGTCAAAGTCCGATGGCGCAGCAGATTACTGCGACACTTCAAGCGCACATTATGGAGCACTTGGCGTTCCACTATCGCCGTGAGATTGAGAAGCAGCTTGGCGTGGCGTTGCCGCCGATGCCGCAGGGCGATGAGGATGAGTACGAGCTAGATCCGAAGATGGAGGTGCAGATCTCGCAGGTCAGCGCGATTGCCGCACAGCGCCTCTTCCAGAAGGATCAAGCCGAGATTCAAGCGATGCAGAACGCGCAGCAGCAACAAGATCCGCTTGTTCAGATGCAGATGATGGACCTCCAGATCAAGCAGATGGAGGCTCAGACTAAGCAGATGAAAGCGCAAATGGAGATGCAAGCAAAGCAGGAAGAACTCCGCATTAAGGAACAGCAGAACATTATTAATGCTGCTGCGAAGGAAGATGAACTGCGTCTCCGTGAGGCTGAAATCTCAGGACGTCAGCAGCTTGAAGCCGCCCGTTTGGGTGCTGATATCGAGAAGCACAAGGCACAAGAGTCCAACAGGCAGCAGCTTGAAGGGACGCGACTCGGAGTAGAGATTGCCAAGAGTAAGCAGATGGCTGATTTGCAGCGCATGTCTAAGCTTGTTCAGGGTAATAAAAAACCACCGACCAAGGAGTAATTAATGCCTTATTCAAACGCTCTGGAGTATTTGGATTCAAAACTCCAAGAAGAGCGCGTTTTAATTGTAGAAAGCTTGATTCAAGGAAAACTTGATGAGGGTGAATACAAACGTCTGTGCGGGGCTTTACAGGGTCTTGACCTAGCACGGAACCACATCAAAGACCTTGCAAAACGCTTGGAGCGCGACGATGAGTAACATTGACGTTGAAGCAACTAAGGAGCAGGCAGAAAAAGCCAAACTCCTGCCGGAACCGAAAGGCTTTCGGATTCTCTGTGCAGTCCCGCAGGTCGAAGAAGAGTTCGAGGGTGGGATTATTAAGGCAGACGACACCAGACGCGTTGAGGAGCAGACCACGGTCGTCCTCTTCGTGATCAAGATGGGTGAACTTGCCTATAAGGATAAGGATCGGTTCCCCACCGGTCCGTGGTGCAAGGAAGGCGATTTTGTCCTTACCCGTCCTTATTCCGGTACCCGCGTGGTCATCCACGGTAGGGAGTTCCGCATTATCAATGACGACACGGTGGAAGCGGTGGTTGAAGACCCCCGTGGAATCCGCAGGGCGTGAGGTAAAACATTATGACAGTCGAGAGTACTGAGTTTAAGTTCCCTGATGAACAAACCGCTGAGGTGGAAGAAACCAAGGCAGAACAAGAAGTTAGCGACGAAATTGAAATTAAAGTTGAGGACGATACCCCCGAAGAGGATCGGGGCCGTAAACCGCTGTCTAAGCGCACGGTTGAGGAAATTGACGGCGAAGATCTAGACGAATACTCAGAGAAAGTTAAAAAGCGACTTTCTCAAATGAAGCGTATTTATCACGACGAGCGTCGTGAGAAAGAACGTGCGCTTCGGGAAAGAGAGGAAGCCTTACGGTTTGCTCAAGCCCGTGAGCAGGAGATCAAGCAGCTTAAACAGAGGCTTGGTAATAATGAACAGGCTTTTGTTAAAGAGGCTGAAAAATACGCCAATTTTGATTTAAATTTAGCCAAAGAGCGTCTACGGCAGGCATATGAAGCTGGCGAAGCTGAAAAAATTGCCGATGCCCAAGAACTGTTAACTGACGCTAAACTTAAACTTCAAAACATCGCTCGTGTAAAACCTTCTTTACAACAGCAAGAAGAAAGGGTAGAACAAGCTCAACAGGTACAGGCTCCCCAGCCAACTGCTCAACCCAAAGCCGATCCAAAAGCGGAATCTTGGCGAGAGAGAAACACTTGGTTTGGGGAAGACGAGGAAATGACCGCGTTGGCCCTTGGCCTGCATGAAAAACTAGTCCGAAGCGGCGTAGACCCGAATTCAGACGAGTATTACCGCCGAGTCGATGACACTATGAGGAAAAGATTCCCCGAAGCATTTGAAAATGCGGAGGAGGATGAAAAGCCTCAAACGAAGCAGGAAGAAAAACCTGCTCGCACTAAACCAGCCAATGTAGTGGCTCCGGTAACGCGGGGAACCGCGCCTCGTCAGGTACGCCTGACGCCAACGCAAGTTGCTATTGCCAAAAAACTTGGACTTAGCAATGAGCAATACGCACGTGAACTTATGAAACTGGAGGCTAACTAAAATGGCTGATAATAGACTCGCACGCGAACTCGAAAATCGAGACTCTGCGCAACGCAAAATGGCTTGGACCCCGCCGCAGACCCTGCCCTCTCCGAAGGAACAGGCTGGTTGGGTGTTCAGGTGGATTCGGACTTCCATAATGGGTCAACCCGACCCTACGAATACGTCCGCAAAACTCCGTGAAGGTTGGGAGCCGTGTAAGGCTGAAGACCACCCGGAGCTAATGTTACAGGCTGATCCGAACTCCCGATTTAAGGGAAACATCGAGATTGGCGGGCTGTTGTTATGCAAGGCCCCTGAAGAGATGATGAAGCAGCGTGATGATTATTACCTCAAGCAAGCTCAGTCTCAGATGGAAGCCGTGGATAACAACTTTATGCGATCTAACGATTCTCGTATGCCGCTCTTTAATGAGAAGCGTTCAACGACTTCGTTTGGTCGCGGAAGTAAATAAATTCACTTTTAGGAGTATCAAATGGCTTATCCCACTGTTGATGCCCCTTATGGACTTAAGCCGGTCAATCTGATCGGTGGACTTCCGTTTGCGGGCGCTACTCGACAGATTCCGATTGGGAACGCGTACCCCACGTCAATCTTTAATGGTGACGTTGTACAGCTTAACTCTTCGGGAAATGTCATCATCACGACCCTCCAGAACAACGTATCTGCCGTTAATGGCGTGATCGGCGTGTTCCTTGGTTGTTCGTTCACTAACCCGACCACGAAGCAGAAGCAGTTCTCGCAGTACTACCCGGCTTCGACGGCGGCTGACGACATCATGGCGTACATCTCGGATGATCCGAATGCGCTGTACAAGGTC